CCAGCAGGTCGAGCGCCACGTCCTCGTTGACGATGATGGTGGTCAGGGCATAGGGGTTCTGGAACTTGAGCTTGTAGCGGAACCAGGAGCGCAGGTCCAGGACGTTGAGCGTCCCGCCGAAGTCGCCCTCCACATCCCATTCCGCCGGGTCGGTGCCGGTGTTGCCGTCGCCATTGACAATCACGTCAATGACGGCCTGGACCTTGTCGGACTCGGTCTGCATCGCCATTTGCGCGATGTGGAAGGCCAGCTTGTCGAAGCGCATCCGGCGCAGTTGCTCGTAGGAGATGTCCAGCGCCCGGCCAAACTTGTACAGCCGCACCGTGTTTTCGGCGCTGGTCAGCGTGGCCTTGGGCAGCTCGCCCCGCTCGCCGACGCGGACCATACGGGTGGCCGCCGCCGTGGTGGTCAGGTAGAAGGTCCGATAGGCGTCACTGTCAATCGGCGTGGTCAGGGCGACCAGCTCGGACAGCGGAATGGACGGCTCCATCTTCGGGCTGCGGGGCGACCCGTTGTCCGTGTAGGGCCGCGCCCAGGTGTTGAGGATGTCTTCGTCGGTGACGTACTTGGAGGCGCGGGGCTGGACGCCGAACGCCGCCCGCCGCCACAGCCGGGCGATAATCTCCGGCGCGAGCGCCCGGTGGCCGTCCGATTGCTCCAGCACCCGGAACTCATCGGCATAGATGCCGCGAGCGTGGTCCGAATTGAGCTTGACGCCAGCGACCTTGAGCAGACGGGAGAACCCGTCCAGGCCGTCGTTATAGTCACTCTCTGGCATTTGCTCGTCGAGCCAGCCAGAGAGGGTCTTGCCGTTGCGGTACGCCTCGGCGTAGGTCTCGGCATTGAGCCGGGCCAGAATGTCCTTCGGCCCCGGCTTCACAGTCACGTTACTCATGGGGGTTCTCCTGTGGGGATACGGTCAGGGGATAAGGCGGGGAAGGGGCAGAGGATTAGTCGAGGCGAACGACAACGGCGGTGGTGGTCGAGGCGTCCACGATGGTATGGCGACCGGCCTGGGTATCATCGGCAGCGGCCTCGGCATACGCGGCCCCGGTGGCGGCCACGTTGCGGATATAGCCCTTCGCGCCAGCCGCGCCCAGAGCGCCGACGATGCGCGAGCCAGCGGTCACGGTCGCGCCGTCACCCGCCGGCAAGGTGACGTAGGAGCCGGGCGTCTCATAGACGGTGCAGTAGCCGTCCTTGTACACCTGGCCCAGCTTGCCCAGGATGGGGTCGCCGTCCGCGACCAGGGCCATGGTCTTGTCGGCGGACAGCTTGACGGCCAAGCCGTAGCCCGCCGAACCGCCCTCAGCGGTCGCGCTGTAGGTGATGGTCACACCGTCAATGGCGAACGTGACGCCGCCAGTGTCACGAATGCCCTCATACTGGAGGGTCTTGCGGGGGTCAGACATGGGGTTCTCCTGTGGTGGTAATTAAGCGAGAAAGACGTGATCGGGGGCGGCGTCTTCTGGCTTAGGAGCCGTCTGGCTGTCCCCCGTCTGGACCGGAACGGTGTCTACACTGACGCGACCGCCAGGGAACGCCTGAGCGGCCAGACCCGCGTGGTAGTCGCGCAAGGTCTTGACCCCCGCCAGGTCCAGCGTGTCGAGCATCTGGCGGTACGTCGCTTCGGGGAAGGCCGCGCCGAAGGCTCGGATGCCCTCCCGGAGGGTGTCTTCGATGAGGTCGGCGCGATAGGCGCGGCCCATCTCGGCCAGCGGCGTCAGCTCATTGACCTTGGCCGTCAGGTCGGAATTGGCCTGCTTGAGCGCCCTGGCCCAGTCGGCCAGGTTGACGGTTTCGGCCTCGCCCCACTCGGCCAGCAGGGCGCGGGCCTCGTCCAGCCCCTCCAATTCGATCTTGACCACTGCGTCTGCGATAGGTGGCATGGGTTCCTCTCTTGGTAAGGTGACGCCAGGATACACATGCCGCGCCCCTGGCAGTTGGACACGATAGCGGGCCTCAATGACCCGCGCCTTTTCGGGCATCAGCCGCCCGGCCTCGGCCTCCTGGGTGGCCTTGAGAACGCACGCGCCCGGCGTCGCCCCGTCGTACACGGCGGACACCTCGCTCAGATGAGCGCCGTCTACCCAGGCGATGGCGACCTCACGGCGGGTCTCGCCGTCGGCTCCAGTGGTGTCGTACTCAAAGCCGGGGATGTGCGGACAGTCCATGCCCATGAGGTTCTGGCCGCAGATGGAGCAGCGGAATTGCCCGCCGGAGAAGCCGATAGACACGTCACTGACGACGCCGGCCCGAACGGCCCGGATGAAGTCCGACGTGTTGACGCCATTGATGTTGAGGGCAGGCACGATGTAAACCGACGTGACCATGCGGGCCACGCCGCCGCCCATATCCTCATACTGCGCGTTGAGGGTGCGACCGAGCGGCAGTTCCATCCAGCGGTGGCTGTTCTGGAAGGACCGGCCCTCGTCGGCTTCCGCCGCGTAGTTCTTGAGCGAGCTGGCCGCCATGCGGGTATAGTAGGCGTCCAGCCGGTTGCTGCTGGCCTCGGCGTCGAAGAAGAACGGCGGTGTTTCCTCCAGGACGGACGGGTCCAGGGCGTGATGCTGTTTGGCGAGACTGAGCAGGTCGCCATAACTGGCGCGGAGTTGGATACGGGCCGGGGAGGCGTAGATGGGGTCCATAGGTGCCTCTTAGAGGGGTCTGCGCTGGCGAGGGTCATTGATCTGCTTGCGCGAGAGGGAATAGTCCAGGAGAACGTGGGCGGCGGGGTCATCGGGGGGGATATGCCACTGGTGGAAGATGAGGGCCAGTCGGTCGGGGGTCGAAAGCAGGAAGGTCGAGCGGGGATAGCCGGTCAAGGCACACAGTCGGTCGGTCGCTTCCTCCAGACTCAGGCGGGGTGGTGGGGGTCCAGGTGGCTCAATGTCTGGCGCAATTGGGGAAGGCTCCTCGCCTCGGTCCTGGGAATGCGAAGCGGGTTCCAGTCCTGTGAGCGTTGGATACACGTTTCGCAACTTTCGTGCGCCGTCTTCGTCCAATAGCATAAAAATTCATCCTCTTTTTCCTCGATACGCCAGTAGCAGCGACAGCCCATGCGGCAAATCGTGCTGCCGTCCTTCGGGTAGTGGGGCAGGTTGACACCCCAGGCCGCCGCCTTGCCCCGTTCGTGGGCCTGGATCGCCGCGTCTACGTACATGCCAGCCCGGTTTTCGATGGCTCGGAGCGACAAGTTACCCGCGCCGAGGTCGGCCATGAAGTCGCCGAGATACTGGTACTGGGTCCGGCACATAGAGCCAATCCTGCCCCAGTCGGAGTGTGTCATCATGTGCTTGCCGCCTCGCGCCAGCATGTACTCGGCGGCAAACACGCTCTTGATGTGAGAACGCATCTCACGCTCGAAGCCGACGCGGTCCAGGTCGCCTACGGCCAGCCGCTGCACCAGCGCGGCGGTCCTGGCCTGGTTGCCCTCCACGAATTTGTCGCGTAGTTCGGCCAGCTTGGCCGGGCCGATGAACTTGCGACCGTCGGAGGCATTCTGCCAGCGCCGCGCTTTGGCGTTCCAGCAATAGGGCAGTTGAAGGTCAGACATGGCTTTCTGTTCGTCGCCGTCGGCTCGGACGGGCGGGAATGGGGCCAACGCGATGCTCGGTCATAATGGTAATGAGTTGCGAGATAAAGGTTTCGAGTTCGTCAATGTAGAGACGGTCTTCCTGGCGAGCGTCCCATAGCTTCTCGACTTCGCCGCGTAGGGCATGTATTTCCTGGTTGGCTTCGTCGTAGCGGTCGGTGAGTTCGTTGCGTAGGCTGGTCTCGACGGTCTCCCGACGCTGGCCGCGTCCCATGAACCAGGTGACAACCTCTCTCAGCAACCCACCCAGGCCAATCGCCACCAGAAACTCGAACACGTTGCTTTGGTCAATCTGCATACCCCCCGGTCCCTCTCTAGTCCCTCGGCCAGTGGTGCGCCCAGGCCATGCCCTGATGCAAGGCGGGCAGGGTAGACCCCATGCGATGTGCCAGGGCTTCGGGCATGTAGCACATCTTCCCGCGCAGGATGTCGGTGCGGGCGATGATGGCGATTTGCTCGCTGACATAGCGCAGGCGGGCGTGGCGTTGGGCGATGTCTTCGGGCATTAGTCCTCGTTGATGACCGGCGAATTGAGCAGGCCGACCAGGTCATCCTCACCCTCGGCAGCCATGACGCGGTCCCACTCGTCCAGCGCCGCCTGCTGTTCGTCGGCAGAATAGCCCACCTCGGCAGGGATGGGCAGGCGTGGCGCGTCGGCTCCGTCCGGCTCAAAGGGTTCAGCCCGCATCGCGGCATGAAGGCATTTGAGCAGGTAGCGCATTTGTTCTGGGCTAAAGATAGCCTCTGGTCTAACTTCCATCAGCGTGTCCCTCCAGAAGGACAAGCAGCCGGCGAAAGTCGGTAGGTGTCATCCGTTGGGCGCCGGGGTCGGCGTTATCCGGTGGCGTCTGTTCCTGTCCGTCGCCCGGTTGTGCGCCCTGGTCCTGCCCATTCTGCTGGGCCGCGTCGGCCATAGCCTGCTGTTGCTTCTGGAAGGCTTCCTCGGCTTCGCGCTGCAAGTCCTCGTCCGACTTGGCCGGCGGGTGGCCGACCAGTTCCTGGCTGGCCTCCGCCCTGTCAACATAACCCGCATCCAGCAAAGCTTGATAGTTCAGCACTTTCAATTGTAAGACCTGCTGGTCCCTCAGTTCCTCGGCGGCCCGTAGCTCGGCAAATCGAAATTCAACGTCGGCCTGGATGCCTTGCGCTTGCAAGGCCAATTCGAATAAATGTTCAATCAGCGCCTCGGCCAGATGTTGGAGCGACTTAATACCGGCGGCGTGGATTTCCCACTGGCGGTTAGCGTTGGCCTCGCTCACGCCGT